TGTGCTGATGTCAATGACAACGGCTTCGTTTTGTGTGTTGTAATCGTTTTTAAAGTCGTTGTAGCGTGCTATTTGCGACCCCACGGCGTATCCAGGCACCCGTTTTGGTGTTCCGTCTGGGTTATAAAATCCCGCCGCGTACAGACGTTGGTTTGAGAATGTGAACTGCGTTGGTGTGTATTCGTCAAGCGATATATATCCGTATTCGACAGTTACAATCTTATCTTTACCAGAGTTATTTGCCACCGGTGTAAGCAACGGGCCAAACATTTGTACATCCAGTGTCCCAGATGGAACATCTGTCCATGTCCACCCTTGTGGTGTTATTTTTATAAAACCGGATACAGCAGTACTGCTTTGGAACCAATACTCGTAATTGTAATTATATGTTGCGCGAACTTCTTCTATCAATGTTCCATTATGGTATGCGCGGAATGTTATGTAATCACCTATGTGTGCGCCAGCCATTTGAATAAACCAGCCACTCGATGGTATTGGTGTGTTTATGTTACCGCTTGAATCAAACGTGTATTGTGGAAAATAAACCGTATGCCCCCCTGTCTGGAATCCTTCTACGCGCATATATGCGCCAAGGTTGGGGAACTTGACGATTGAGCCGACAGGTATGGCTTCTTCTATTGATTGTGTACTTCCGCTTAGTCCTGTGTCTATTAAGCTGTATGGGGAAGAATTCCCGCTGTTGTCTGTCCAGGCAAACGCTGTAAATCCCTGACCGTCCTTATTGAATTCAAGCCCTGGCAAATCGTCTGCACTTACCGTTTTCGTTTGTGAGCCACCTGGTGCGTACCATGGTGCTGAATATTTAAACGGTTCAACGACAATATCGTTAGTGTTTGTCAATCTGAATATCACATCGCCAATGTAGATGTTTGATACCACCATGAAGTTGTTGTATTGCGCTGCGGATATCTGTGCTTCCCATCCCCAGTAGAACGGTGTCCAGTCTGTGTTGTTTGTTATTGTTACGCGTTTTACGAATTTTCCGTTCTGTATCAGCAACCCGCCGAACGCCCGCGCCAGCGCATCAACGATGAATATGATGTACGAGTTCGCGTCTATCGTGAATACAAACGATTGGGCCGGGCGTACAAACGAACTGTTTGATAGCGGTGTTGTTCCAGATATTACGGGAATGTCGGTTGCGCCTGATACGCTGGATATGGTCTTGAGTGCCGGTCTGCGGGATATGTTGCCATAGATGTCGGCTATGATGTTTTCAAGCCTGGATACTGATACCTGGGTAATGCCGGTGTCGGTGCGTTCTTCTAGTGCGTCCGCCGTTTCCCCACGCGACCATTTAACCTTTTTCTGTTGGCTCTGCATGTGCTTCCCCTTAGACTATGCCACCGCCGAATCTGCCACGCACCCATAACAGCGGGTTGCCGGATAGCGATTGGTGTGGGTTCTTATGGCTGTCCATATTTTTGGCTTTCTTGAACAATATCGGTTCTTCTGCTTGCAGGTATGCCTGGCGTTGCATATCGCCGTTCAGGTACGAATTTAACCGCATTGCGAAGTATGTTTTGAACCAGTCCACGAATTCTGGTGTGAAGTTTGATTCGTCCACGCGTGCCGTGTATTTCACATAGATTGGGTTCTGGCGGCAGTATATGGTTGTTCCGACCACCAGGAAGTCTGCTAGGTTGTCAAAGTTTGCGCTGGTGTGTGCAGATATCTGTCCTAGGCAATTGTTTGGCAGTGTGGCCGTCTTTCCGTATTTTTCATACAACGCATCTGTGTCTGGCGTGTCATTTGTAGCCAGTTCCACGTGTTTCAGGGCGAATGTCCAGGGGTATGCGCCCAGGGCGTTTTGCAGAGCCAATTCGTATTGCTGGTTTATGATTGGAATGTCGGTGTTGGTTGCATCTGTCCAGTCGGAAATCATTTCGTGGTTAATTTCCGTCAGTGCAAGATTCTTGATTTCTGCTGCCGTGAATGCCATTTGTTCCACCTTTCATTGTTTTACCCAGGCCCTACCGATGGGCAGGGCTAGGGCAAAGCAACTTACGATAACGCTGCCACTGTGACAACACCATCGGTCACGGCTGATACATAGTACCAAGTGTCCGCGGATGTTGGTGTGGCTGGAATGACACAGATACGGTCATACAGTTTCAATCCCAAGTTGGATGGGAAATAACCTGCTGTCGTGATTGTGTCGCCGTCAGCGTTGAAGAAACGGTAGTAGCAAATGCCACCCAAGATGGATTTTGCGTTTGCGACTTCCGAACCAAAGTTTTTCAATGTGAATGCCATCGTTTACTCCTTTGATTAAGCAGCCAATTCGATTGCAACAACACCCTTGTCGTCAATAACGACAGAGCCTGTTGAGCACCAGAATGAGTGATAGTAACCGTGGTATTGCGGTGCATCCGCCACGTGGACTTCACGCAGTTTGCCGATAAATGTACCGACCGCTGCCTTGTCAAACAAGAACGCCAATACGCCACCGTTCGGGCCAGCTGGCAATTTGTAGTCCGGTTGAGATGCAGGGACGAATTCCCATTTCACGCCCATCCAGGTCTTAACTTCGGAACCGGTCACTAACGGACGGTAATCGTTGGTCAAGAAGTTTGTCCAGGTTGTGTCGTCTTCCATGTCTTCTTGCATTGTGGCTGGGCCAACCAATGTCAAGTTATCCATTGGAACTGCGTTGTTACGCAACAAGCCTTTTGCTTCGGACAAGATGTCTGTGGACATCGGGTCTGTGTGGTGGTCCAACAACATGTTTGTTGAATCGTAACCAGCGTTCAATTGGTCAATGATTTCTTGGCCGATTGCGCGGTTCAAAGCATAGACGGCGTTGTCTGTGTTAACGCGTGCTTCGTCAATGTTCAATTTTGGTGCGTTGCGATATTCGATAACGAAATCGACATACACATCTTTGACGACAGCGTTGACCGGCGCATAGCCCATCTGTTGTGGAACGCCGATTGCACCTGGCACCAGTGCCTGTGCGATGAATTTGCCCGATTTTGCGAAACGTGCATCTTCGCCCTTTTCGCCAGAACGGACGGTTGTACCAGCAATCAAGTTGGTAGTTTTTGTTTGATACGCTTCTTTGACTAACGGGTCAAAGTACGTAATGTACATTGCCAAAATATCGTTCATTGTTAAACTCCTTTTGTTAGTTATTTGGCTTACAAAAGCAATTTAATCAGTCGTGCCTTGGTTTTGGGATTGTGCGGGTCTGTTTCCAGTCGTGCCGCGGATTGAAAACAAGGGTCTAATTCTCTTGCTGATTTAATTGTAAACACAATGGAAAACTTTTTTCAATAAAAAACAGTGGGACGTTTCCGCCCCACTGTTTGTTCACTTGTCAATAGGAGTATGACTTGCGTGTATATTATACTTCTTCCTGTTTTGGTGTCAAGCCATATTTCTTATCAAAGTTCTGTATGAATACGTCTTTTTGCGCCCGGAATCTGTTTGCGTTTGCTGGTACTTGTATCAGTTCGCGCAGCACGTCCACTGTCAGGCCTGGTATGTTTTTGAACATCCATTCCATATTGCAGTGGTTTTTCAGGGCTTCTTCCACTTTCAGGACGAGCTGTTGCTGGTGGATGTACTTTTGGTACTCTGGGTCAGCCAGTTTTGCGGCGCGGGCTTCGGCCTGTTTCTTTTTGAACGCGTCCTGGGTCGCTGACATGTATTGTTTCTTTTTCTGGTAGATACTGCGCCGGATGAGGATTTTCTCTTCACGGGTCAATTTTCGCACGTATACGCCCAGTTTGAACAGCTCTTCTTCCCTGGTTATGCCCATTTTGGCCAGCCGTGGGTTGAATGCTGGTTCTGACATGTCGTACTTTTTCTCTACTGTCTTTGGAACAGGTTTTTCATCCATGTCGTCAGTCGGAACATCTGGATTGCCCACCACGCCCTGATCGTCAGCCACGCCAGTTTCAGTTTCTGTTTCAGGTTCTTTTTCGGCAGTGGCTTCTGGGTCGGCTGGTGTGGTGCTGGTGTCGGCGTTGGTTTCTGTGGTGCTGGTTTCCGTTTCTGTGATCTTTTGTATGTATTCTTTGCCATTTTGCTTTGCCTTTTCTTTTTCTTCGTCAGTTTGTGCGCTTTTGAGTTGCCGTAGCAATTCCAGCGCGTTTTTGTCTGTTTTTGCCAGACTTGTTAAAGTCATCAGCCAGTTTGTAGCCATTATTTCAGTCCTATTTCTTCTGGGTTAAATTCCGGCGCACCGAACAGTTCAACATATTTTGCTTTCTGCTCTGCGTTGAACTGCGCGTAGGTGTCAATTTTCTTTTTCAGGTCTTCTTCGTTTGTGGCGATTGATGCGTGATTGACGAGCCATGTGTCTTTGCTGCCGTCTGGTTTTGTGACCTTGACCGAATACTGCACGTAGCCCGATGTGTTGATTTCTGCCAGGTGGATTATGCCCTTGCCTGCTGAGATTTCGCCCTTCTGGGTACGGAACACGAATACTTCTTGTCCTAATTCATACTGCTGTTTGCTCATTTTTTATCCTTTATTTACGGTTTTTTAATAACATTTCGGCGCGTTCTTTCAGCATACGGTCTTGTTCTTCGCGGTCTGCTTTCCGGAATGCGCGGTTCCATTCTTCTTCGTTGTAGCTGGCCTGGGGTGCTGCGACCGGGATTTTGTTTCCCATCATTGCGTGGCGCACCTTGTTCAGGGATAATGCCCACAGGCTGTTGCGTTCCAACAATGCCTTGTGCATGTTGTATTCGGCTTCGGAGTTGCAGAATCCTTTCAGCCAGTCGCATAACGCATCGTTCCACGCGTTTATGTCGGTTGCATCGCCGATTTCCTTGCGTACAGCTTCGTTTCTTTCGTCAATGACTTTCTGGTCGGCGGCTTTCTTTTGCTCGTCTGAAGCCAAATCTATGGCCTTTGCTTCCACCAGTTCGTCCATAACGAATCGTTTGATATCGTGGTTGCGTTCTACCCCGATGCCTTTTTCTTTTGACAGTTTGTTTATTTTGTCAAACAGGGATTTTATTTTTGCCTGGTTTTCTTCTTTGCTGGCGAATGCATCAAACTTGGAGTCCAGGACGAAGTCTTTGTCGTATTCTTCTTCTTTTTCCGGGATTTGTTTCAGCTTGGATATTTGCTGGCGGAAGTATTTGCGGTCTTCGGCCAGTTTTTTAATCTTTTCTTCGCTGAATGTGCCGTCTTCGTTGCGGTATTCTGCCAGTTCGTCCTTTGGTGGATCCTTTGGGTCTGGGTTGTTTTCTATGATTTTGTCGTCTTCGTTCATTTGCTTTCCTTTTCGGTTACGGATTTACCTTGGTTGATTAAAAATTCCAGCATTTCAATGCGCCCGACATATCGGTGCATACAGTATGCGTTTGGGTCTTTGTCGCTGGGTGTCCACGCTATCAGTTTTGCGCGTTCGGCGGTCAGGAATTCCTGTAGCACGGCTTGCACTTCGGGTGTGCCGAGTGTTCCGGCTATCTTGTTCCGCCAGTTTAACATTTCTTCTTGTGATTTCATTGCTTTGCCCTTTGGGTTACCTTACACCACGTTTTGAGCACCTGGTGTTTGTTGGTTCTTTGCGGCGTTTACAATCAGCTCGCGCATCATTTCGCCGCGTTGTTTTTGCATCTCTGCGTTGGCCTGTGCGTTTGCTCTGGCTTGCAGATTTGCGTTTATTTGGTCTTCCGGCAGGATCATGTCCTTGTTGATACGCAACAGGTCGGCCACCTTGTTGGCGAACTTTGCATGGTCTAATGCTACCGCTGACAGTGCGCCGTCCGGTGTTGCTGCGTTGAACATGTCAACCAGTGTTGCGATTGCCTGGATTTGTTCTGTATCTTTGACTTCGGTGCTGGCCAGTGTTACCCGGACGCCTTCTGCATAGGACTTTACGTCAAAGCCTTTTGGGTAGAGTCCGTCAATTTCCGCGAACTTGTATAACAGCCATTTGACATCGTCTTCCAGCATCTTTTGTGCCACTGCGACCATGTTGTTGTTGGTCACATTCAGACGAGCACGGCGTTCCGCGATTTCGGTTGCGGTCATTTGTTTGTTGGTCTGGTTCGGGATGGTGTCGGACAGCATGACGGATTTGATGTTCATTTCCATCTGTGTCTGGTTCCACTGTGCCACGTTGGGATCATCGCCCAGGGTCAACGGTGTCAAGGTTGGGTTGTCGCGTCCTGTGTTCTGCACCGGTATGATTTCGTTTGGTTTCATTACGAGCCGGTCGTAGTCCAGCAGGTGGTTTTCATTTACGAGCCACATTGGTGCCGCGCGGAACATCAGGCCGAATGTTGCATAGTAGCGCAACGCGTTCAGTTGGTTAAGTTCTGGCAGGGCTTTTACCCCAACGCCGATTCCATATACGCTGCCTGGTTTGCGTGTCCAGAAACTCGCCGAGAAGTCGCAGACCTTTGTTGTGCGGTCAATCAGCAGTTCCTGGCCGTATATGACGTAGTAGTGCCACAGTCCGTCTTCGTAGTTGTAGATTGTGCATTCTTTCAGTTCCAGGACTTCGTTGGCGTTTCTTTCGGTGGTTGCTTCGCTGCCGAGTTTGCGCCCTTCTAGTTCTGGGAATACCGCCGGGATTTCTGCTCTCTTCATTTTGAGTTTGCGGTAGTATCCGTCTGTTTCCCCTGTGAATGCTTTGGACAGTGCCACGTCCTTGATTGGTACCGGCACGCGCCAGAACTTCCGGTGTGTTATGCTGAATGTGCGGAATGCCACGCAGGTTCCGGCCACCAGGTCGTATGCGCTTTCCAGGTAGTTGCCCAGGTTTGGAACGATGCACATGTTGATTGATTTGGATATTGCTTCATCAAATTCGCGTTGCTCTGCGGTGTCGTCAAAATAGACCGGTGCCTTGATGGTTACCGCGGTCTGTTCGTCTGTGCAGATTATACGCTGGAATCGTGCCGCGAAGATGTCTGCGGCTTCCGCGCCCACGTTGGTTAATAGTGCTGTGTTTTCCCAGTTGTTTGGGATGTTTTCGTCAACGTAGAACGAATCCCTGTTGGGCATGGTCATACGGAACACTGCCTGATAAACGGAATCCCACACGGTTTTTTCCGCGAGTGCATCATCGTATCTTTTCAATATGTCTTGTATCTGCATTGTTTTCCCCTTATCCTAGGTCGCCGTATTTATCAAACGCCATTGTTGGTGCGGACGCGCCAGACCATGCCACGTTTGTCAGGTTGGACACACTGTTCATGAGTTCTTCGTTCTCGCGCCGTTGCCGTTCTTCTTCCAGTTGGCGTTGGCGGGCTATTTCTTCTGCTTGTTGTCGTGCGGCTTTTTCTGCAATCCTGTTTTGTTTGCTTTGGCTTTTGTGGCCGAAGATAGAGCTTATTGCCTGGATTCCAACAGATGCTGCCATCAAATATTCCATATTATCCCCCTATCATTTTCCGGATTATGTCGCCGACCAGACTTGCCATTCTGTCGCCAGCCAGTGCGAATGCGACCAGCACGAGTGCCAGTATTACCCAGGCGGCTTTGTGTTTTGCGATAGACGTTATCAGGTTCCATTTTTGTCCGTCCAGGCGTTCCTGTTCCACAGGGCTATTCAGTCTGGCGATAATCAGGTCAAGTTTTGTTCCATGTTCCACCAGTGTTTGTCTGATTGAAGATACGTCCGATTCTATTGCTTCCACGCGTTGTTTCATTGTTACGTAGTCCTTTGCCTGTGCTTCGGCCAGGTCAACATCGTATCCATTGACCTTTCCTTTCTTGCGAATCTTCTTCAAAACGTCTATCTGGGCGCACATTTTATTTCACGAACAGTTTAACCGCTTCCAGCACATAGATAATCGCCGTTCCGATTGCCGTTGCGTATGCCGTGGCATCCCAGCCCCATACGCCAGCGACAGCCGCTGCGAACGGGATTGCGATTTCCACGCACTTTTGGATTTTAGTGATTACTTCTTTCTTTGCCATAGTTCACTCCTTTATTATGAACGCCAGTGCCAAGTTACTGTTCCTGTTCCACCAAAGTTTGGATAGCCCGATAACGCTTCAATCTTTGCTTGGTTCGCAGCAGGTGCATATACATCTATGTTTTGGGTGCAACCAGAGAACATATTTTGGAATTGGTTTGTCCGTGTTCCAAAATCTATTGCCGTTGTTCCACCAATATACACCGTTGCCAACGATGTGCAACCACCGAACATAGAACCACACGCAAGACTTCCGCTTATTGTGGTTAATGCCGACAAGTCCGCACTTGTTAGACCTGTGCAACCATAGAACATAGAATTACACCCACTGCCTCCGCTTATTGTGGTTAATGCCGACAAGTCCGCACTTGTCAGCCCCCTACAAATATAGAACATAGAAAAACACGCACTGCCTCCGCTTATTGTGGTTAAAGCAGATAAGTCCACACTTGTTAGCCCAGTGCAATCATAGAACATACCATAACACGCATTACTTCCACTTATCGTGGTTAAATCACTCATATCAACCGCACCAGAAATAGCAGTATTTCCAGAATATGCTCTATATAACGCATATTCTGATACATCTGTCACACCTGTAAAATCCATATGCGTGGTTGTGGTGTTCGGAATCAACTTGCCCGTGCCGTCTAACTGGAACTCCCGATACAACGCTGGTGCTGTTGTTGGCACATTTACTACGGCTTCCGCTTTATCTGTAACATCGTATGTGCCGTTGTTCGTTATGCTGATTGAACCCGTCGGGGTTGTTCCGCCACCAGAAATAGTCGTATTAAAAATTGGCATATCTTCACTCCTTTACATACAAACTACATTTACGGTTATTGCGTTGGTCGGTGTCGTTGTGCAGGTAAAGGTCAAACTGTCTGTCGCCTGTGCCGTGCATAAGATGCCTGCCGATGCATAATCGCTTGCGGATGCTGGTGCTGGCGAAACAAATACAACGCTGTCCGCTTTAACACCGCTGACCGTAACCGTCTGTGTGTTTGACGACCAATCTGCCACCGCCAATGTCGCTGTGGTATTTACCTTGGTTAAACGGGCTGTTGGTATTGTTCCGTCTATATTCAACAAATCGTATTTGTGTTCTTGCCAAGTATAATTTACCATATCCGACAATACAACTGAAAATGTTCCACTGGAACCGACCTGCGAACTATTACTGGAACCAATTATTATTCCACCATCTACAGACGTTGTGTTTGTGCCAATAGCAATGGACAGACACGAACCACTTGCTGAGTTAGTCCCGATGGCGATACCGTTTTGCCCAGCGGTGGCACCTGTCCCAACTGCTGTGGAAGCAAACGAATACGCATTACTACCACCAGCATTAGCGTTTTCGCCAACTGCCACACACCCCCAACCAGAATAAACAAGACCATTGGCACCAGCAACGGAACCTCGCCCTATCGCCAAGTTTGATGGTGTTGCTTGCGACCCAACCAACACCTGTGGCAAGGTTGTGC